CATGGAATGTCGGCTGGGTTGTTTTAGCCTCCGGTGTCGTTGGTAGAAATTCGGGTGAAGCACCTAACTATCAGACTCAGGCGCAGCAGGATGACATTGATAAGATTTGTCAGTTCGATCCAGACCTTTCTGGTTCCGCATGTGTCGCTGTCGAGATCACAGGCTCATCGGCCGGAGACCTCGATCAGTTGGCTATCCAGAACCTTGTTGGTATGCAGATTCACGCAACCACTACCGACACTGCTATTCTAAATGCATGCACGCTTGTTCGTCGGCTGAGTCAGGTTAGCACTGGTTCCAAAGAGAATGATCCAAGCTCTGCTAATTACAAGATGGTCCTTGTCTTCGCTCAGAAGAGTGCCTCGGTCCCCCTTGATCGTGGTCAAGCTGATGGTACCATTCCCTGCGGAATGATGCAGGCTCTTACTGGTGTTCTCGACAGTGGTCGACTTAATCTTCGGTTCCCAATCGATGATAACTTCGCAACAAGCAACGCTTTAGGTTCTCTTAAGGGCGCCACAGCGTGGGGTCTTGAAGAAGAGCCTCGGATCCCCGAGATCGACATCAAGGTGGACAGCATTGCTGTTACCGCTCAGACCAAGAAGCTTAAGGCTAAGTGGACTCCAGAGTTAGGACAGGATCTTAACGCTTACCACAACCTTGATGCAGAGGTCGAGCTTACCAGCATTCTGTCTGAGCAGATTGCCCTTGAAATCGATCGTGAGATCCTTGGTGATCTTGTTCGTGGTGCTACCGCCCAGACAATGTATTGGTCTCGTTCTCCCGGCTTGTTCGTCAATCGTTCAACCGGCGCCGAGATTGGTGCTAGTTCTGCTGCTCCCGACTTCACGGGTACAGTGAGCGAGTGGTATGAGACTCTCATTGAGACAATCAATGATGTGTCGGCCCAGATCCACAGGAAGACTCTTCGTGGTGGAGCTAACTTCGTTGTCTGCGGACCCGAAGTTGCTAACATCCTTGAGTTCACTAGTGGTTTCCGTGCCAGTGTCACGGCTGATGACGATAAGGGCTCCATTGGAGCTGTTCGCGTTGGAAGCCTTTCCAAGAAGTTTGACGTGATGGTAGACCCCTACTTCCCACGCTCTCTCGTCCTGGTTGGTCGCCGCGGATCCTCTTTCCTTGAAAGCGGATATGTGTACGCGCCTTATGTGCCACTGCAGACCACACCTACTATCTTTGGACCAGAGGACTTCGTGCCCCGTAAGGGCGTGATGACTCGGTACGCCAAAAAGATGGTGCGTCCCGATATGTACGGTCTTGTTATCGTTCGCGGACTCCTTGGTGAGGCTGGTGCCACTAGCTAAACCCTAGTCGCAATATAAATGTAAAGCCTCCGTCTTTTGACGGGGGCTTTCGTTTGCCTGAAACTACTTATAGGTGAACGAGAGTTCACACCAAAGTTATCGGGTAGACACAGAGCTGCCCCCTAGTATTGCTGAAATAAACCAATACAGGGACATGATTAAAAAAGGAGGGTTTTTAACTATGGGAACAAAAAGAATAGGTCTCGCAAGAATCGAGGCACTAATGGAGAATTTAAAGAGAGATATAGATTTTAGCCAGAGCAACCTTATTAACGGTTTGCTGAGAAGAAAGGCTGGGACTGCTGGTACTCAGGAAGATACCACGTTTGTTATAGGAAGGAATGCGAAAGGTACAGATGGTACTTTGGTGAATCCGTTTGCGGCAACCGCAACACAACAGTTTCCACTGGGAGCGAAGCTGCTTTACAATGATAGAGTGTTTCGTTATGGTAAAGCCGGCGCAGTCAACCTTGCTGCTGGAAAAGTTGTCTGTACGCGCAACAAGTCGCATGCAACGCGCCACCTCGACATGAGCTGCGCTGTAGCAGCAATCGGCGCCAAAACTGTCACAGTGACGACAGCAGGTGACACTGATATTGTAGCAAACGAATATAAAGGTGGCTATCTGTATGTTAATGATGGAACAGGTGAAGGGCACTGTTATAAAATCAAATCCCACCCCGCACACGATCACAGTGACGATGCGACTTGTGTCATAACGCTTTATGATCCGATTGTAGTTGCTCTTGTCGCCACCGGAACGTCACAAGTTTCCTTGTCACACAACAAATATGAAAAACTCATTGTTATGCCGGCAACAACGCCTCTAACTGGTCAATCTGTTGGTGTCCCCCAAGTTTTGATTACGGCAGCATATTATGGCTGGATTCAAGTCTCTGGTCCCGCAGCTGCTCTGGTTGTTGGAACTGTTGTCATTGGCGATTCCGTGTGTTGCGCGATTAGCAGTGGTACCGCAGGTTCTTTGGTTCCGCGAGTTGCTGACAGCGCCGCACAAAGGGTCTCGCGCACTGTCGGTCAGGTTATGCAGGTTAATGCTACTGCTGAGTATGCCTTAATCGATCTTATGTTCGAATAGATAAAAATTAGAACCGACTTGAAACCCCCTTCCGTTTGGTTGGGGGTTTTTTTGAAAATGTCGATCTCCCAAATTTTTTCGCCCGCAATTTTTTGAGATTTTGGCTTTTTTAGACTAATTACTATACAAACCAGGAGTTTTTTATGGGCAAGAAAAGAAGACTAAAATCTGCCAAAGCAAAGTTTAGCGCAAAACACGCAAATCACCCGAGAGCCAAGTTTTTGGCTCAAATGGCGGCTAAAACAGCCGAACCTGAAGTTGTTGAAGTGGCGCCACCCGAGCTGAATCTAAAAGTTGAAGAAACAACCCCAGAACCGAAATTAATACAGAAAACAGCCGAGACCCCAACTTTAACTATACCTACGGTGCCCAAGCCAAAGCTGAAAACAGCAAAAACCAAGAAAACTACAACTTCGACTCGAAAAAGATCTACTTCAACCAAAAAAAGAGCACCAAAAAAGAAGACAACTGCAGCATCTGCATAAAATAGTTAAATCTTTGTAAAACACACCTCAGCTTGTCTGGGGTTTTGTTTTATCAGAACTAATTATCGTAGGAGGACTTTTTATGCCCACTGATTTAAGCCCAAAGTCAACAACTAGCGCTGTTATACTACCAGCAACTGGAAATCTTTCAGATGGAACCGGAGACGATGTTAAAAATGGTGTTGTTTTCGGTATGTATACCGGCTCATACGATTTCATTAGTGGGGCGTCTGATCAAGTATCTTATGTTTACAGAAAGCTTGGCGGCGATGTTGTTGATGTCGAATTAACCGTTTCTAATGTTTATGCTGCCTACGAAGAGGCAGTATTAGAATATTCCTACATCTTTAACTTGCATCAAGGAAAAAACGTATTATCCAATGTTTTGGGAAATGCAACCGGCGCCTTTGATCACAATGGTCAGCTTAGAGGAGGAGATGACCTCAGCGGCTCCCATGTTCAGCTTAGATATCCTAGATATACATTAGGATACTCTCGCCGCGTCGGAGACGCAGCCGCCGGCGCCGGCGGTTTCGGAGGCACCTTGCGTCAATATTCGGGCTCCTTTCAGCCCGATAGCAGCATACAAGATTATGATTTGCAGAAAATTGTTGAAGATGCCTCTTCTTCCGGCGTGGATGATTCCGGACAAGCAGTAGATTTTTCTGGAAAAGTTTCAGATCTGCGCATTTATATAACGAAAGTTTTCTATATGTCTCCTGCGGCAATGTGGCGCTTTTACGGCTATTATGGAGGTATTGGTGTGGTAGGAAATTATTCAACATATGGTCAATATGCTGATGATTCAACTTTTGAAGTTATTCCAACATGGCAAAATAAATTACAAGCTGTTATGTATGAAGATTCATTATTTACGCGAACTTCTCATTATTCATACGAGATCATCGACAACAGACTAAGACTGTATCCTAATCCGAGTTATTGGGATTTCGGCGCCTTAGACAGGATTTGGTTTAGATTTTATATTAACACGGATCCGTGGGAAGAGAACGATGATTACCGATCGGGCGTAAAGGGTATCAATAATCTTAATACATTGCCGTTCGACAATATACCTTATGATCGTATTAACGCGATAGGAAAACAGTGGATTCGAAAATATGCTCTTGCTTTGTGCAAAGAGATGCTTGGCCAAATTCGAGGTAAATTTACGACAATTCCAATTCCTGGCGAGAGTGTAACTTTAAATCATGCAGAATTGCTGTCTCAAGCAAAAGAAGAACAGACACAATTAAGGGATAAACTCATGGAGATCTTGAAAGAGACCGAATATGTGGCTCTTGCGAAACAAGACCAGGAGATCTCCGACGCAGCAGCTAATGTGATTAAAATTACTCCA